GCGCCTACCGAAAAGTAGTGGTTACCGGCCGTGTTCGCAGTCAGGGTCACACCGTCCGCGACCACTTGCGTCAGGGTCATATCGGCATAGACAGTCCCGTCAACCTGTGAAGATGGCGTCGGGTACACATACTGGTCGGACTGTACCGGATAAATAGGAGGCAGAATAGCCCGGAGTGTCACCCCTGTCAAGATGTCACTCCTCTTGGGGATGGTACAGGTTGACCTTGACCCAAAAAAAGTTTTAGAATTATCAAAAGGAATTTCAAAAGTTTCTCTGAGCTCCGTGTCAGCCCCGTGTTGAACAGTATTAAACAGAGTTATTGTAGGTCGGGTCGTACTGTATGTGTCTGCTGCGGACAGTAGTAATTGTCCGGCCATAATATTCACTTATATTTTTATCCAATAGATAGTATGGCGCGTATTGGGGCTCTGCAGGCACTCAGTGCCGTAGGCCCACAAGAGAAATTCATGTACGACGACAAATCTGAGTGGGCTCCAAACATTACTCATCATTCAAAATTTGCCATCACTCGGCGTATGCTCCCGGTCATCAATAAAAACGGTGGGAGTTACCTTGGAACACAGTACCAGGTACCTATCTATCCCAAGCAAGAGGAGGACCTCCTGGCGAACATGTTCCTGTCCGTATCTCTACCAGCCCTGCCCGCCGGCTACAACTACTGTGAGCTTGTCGGCCGGGCTATTATCAAAAGTGCTGAGATTCTCGTAGATGGAAACGTCATAGAGAATCTGGAGGATGACTGGTACGTCATCCGTGACCAGCTCTTTCTGAATGCTGACGAGAAACTATCCATGTACCGTCTCGTCAGCAATGGTCAGGCTGAGTCGAATGTGGTCCCGGCCACTACCCAGCTCAATCTGATGGTCCCTTTAGACTTTTTCTTTTGCAGGCGCAAGCGACGACAGGGGAAGCCGTACTTGCCTCTGTGCGCTATGGAGAATTCATCTGTAATTATTCGGCTTACGTTCAACACACAGCCCTGGATTACCAACTACACGACCACCAACATTGACCTGATTAATCCTCGCCTTTTGCTTGAAGAAGTAACACTGACACCCGAGGAGCGCATCTACTACATGACCTCCAAGCTAACCTTCAAGATTCCTGTGGCGAACAGGGAGGCTGTGCAGTCGTATCAGAACGGTACGGTCCGCATGAATCTCACTGCCGACTTTCCAGTCTCGATGCTGGTCTGGTTTGTCCGGAACAGGCTCTACGAGTCGACCACGAATCCAGTCTATTACGCCTCACGGTACACCTACGGCTATTCGACCGACTACATTATTTCGGCCGTGCCAATCAACTTCTTTAACGGTGTGACCCAAAAGTTTGTGGACATTATCAAGTCGGCCACCATCTACCTGAATAATAAAAATGTTCTAAGTAATTTTCCAGGGGCTCTTTACTATACGTATAAACAGTCAACTGAGCACACCCTGACAGCACCTACCAAAAATATGTACATGTATTGTTTTGGGGACGACCCGAGTGCATATAGCCAGGATGGCACAGTTGACTTTCGGCAGCTCAATTCACAGACGACCTATATAGACATGACGTTCGACCCAGCGCTGGCGCCACAAATTCAACAAGGCTACAACATGTACCTGTACTACTACGGGTATCGCACGCTGGTGATTTCGGGAGGAAAATTAAGACTTACGTAATCTTACGGATTGTGGAATTGATTTTATCTGCAACATAAAGTGCCGATGTTGATGCGTTATACGCAACACTTAATGGAAAGTAAAACCGAGCAGCCGATCCAGTTCCATCGGACGAGCCGCCCGCATTGGCCGACCCGGCGAGTGTTGTGACGACAGCGGTCGAAGAAACAACCTTACGGATTGTCTGACCACTTGAATCGGTAACATAAATGTTCCCGCCCGTATCACACGTTATGCCTACAGGATTATTAAAATAAGCACCCGAACCAGTTCCGTCACCCTCTGCCTGAATCCCAGCCGCCCCGGCGAGTGTTGTAACGACCGCGGTCGAAGCAACAATCTTACGGATTGTAAAGTTGGATGTATCGGCAACATAAACGTTCCCGGACGTGTCACAGGCAACACCATAAGGACCTGAAAACCGAGCAGCCGACCCAGTTCCGTTTGTCGAACCAATTGCCCCTGCCAACCCGGCGAGTGTTGTGACAACCCCGCTCGAAGCAACAATCTTACGGATTGTATTGTTGCTTGTATCGGCAACATAAATGTTCCCGGACGTGTCGCACACAACACCAAGTGGAATATTAAACCGAGCAGCCGACCCGGTTGCGTCAGTCGAACCAGTTGACAGGGCCAACCCGGCGAGTGTTGTCACAACCCCTGTAGAAGCAACAATCTTACGGATTGTAGAGTTGTTAGAGTCGGCAACATAAACGTTCCCGGACGTGTCACAGGCAACACCCTGTGGATAATTAAACCGAGCAGCCGAACCAGTTCCGTCAGTCGAACCAAAATTCCCGGCCAACCCAGCGAGTGTTGTGACAACCCCTGTAGAAGCAACAATCTTACGGATTGTGTGATTGTTTGAATCGGCAACATAAAGATTCCCACCCGAATCTGATGCAACACCAGAAGGATAAGTAAACCGAGCACCCGAACCAGTTCCGTCGGTCGAACCATTTGACCCGGCCACCCCAGCGAATGTTGTGACAGCCCCTGTTAGTACTAGAGTATTATCAGCTGTTAATGAGAATGTCTGTGGGTAGGGTGGGAACGCCCCGTAGCTTGCCGAGACTGTTATACTCTGGGTCGCCACGGCGGTTCCTTGTGCGACCGTAAGTGTTATTCCGGTTGTGGAAGTTACCCAGCTGACACCGGCGATTGTTGGGTACGACCAGGTGGGTGTGAGGTTGTAAGGATTCGTCAAAGTGAGTGCGACTGGTCGTGGAGCTGCATAAGTATTAAGAAGGGTCGTTCCTGGGTTCGAAAGGACAAACCGGGGTGTGTTATCAGCCGTCAATGAGAATGTCTGAGGGTAGGGGGGGAACGCCCCGTAGCTTGCCGAGACTGTTACACTCTGGGTCGCCACGGCGGTTCCTTGTGCGACCGTAAGTGTTATTCCGGTTGTGGAAGTTGCCCATGTGACACCGGCAATTGTTGGGTACGACCAGGTGGGTGTCAAGTTGTAAGGATTTGTCAAAGTGAGTGCGAGTGGTTGTGGAGCTGCTAAATTATAAAGAATGGTTGTGCCGGGGTTCGAAAGGACAAACCGGGGCGTGTTATCAGCCGTCAATGAGAATGTCTGTGGGTAGGGGGGGTACGCCCCGTAGCTTGCAGAGACTGTTACACTCTGGGTCGCCACGGCGATTCCTTGTGCGACCGTAAGTGTGATTCCGGTCGTGGAAGTTGCCCAGGTGACACCGGCTATTGTTGGGTACGACCAGGTGGGTGTGAGGCTGAGAGGATTCGTCAAAGTGAGTGCGAGTGGTTGTGGAGCTGCTAAAGTATAAAGAGTAGTCGTGCCGGGGTTCGAAAGGACAAAGTTGGGTGTATTGTTGACAGTCAATGAGAATGTCTGAGGGTAGGAAAACACCCCGTAGGTTGCCGTGACTAATACACTCCTGGTCGCCACTGCGATTCCTTGTGCGACCGTAAGTGTGATTCCGGTCGTGGAAGTTGCCCAGGTGACACCGGCAATTGTTGGATACGACCAGGTGGGCGTGAGGCTGAAAGGATTCGTCAAAGTGAGTGCGAGTGGTTGTGGAGCTGCTATAGTATAAAGAGTAGTCGTGCCCGGGTTCGAAAGGACAAACCGGGGCGTATTGTCAACTGTCAATGAGAATGTCTGAGGGGAGGAAAACCCCGCGTAGCTTGCGGTGATTGTTACATTCCGGGTTGACACAGCGATTCCTTGTGGGAACGTAAGTGTAATTCCGGTCGTGGAAGTTGCCCAGATGACACCGGCCAGTGTTGGGTACGACCAGGTGGGTACGAAACCGGGTATAGTGCCTGCGTTTATGATGAGTAAACTCAAACTCTGTGCTTGTAAAACAGTATATAATGTAGTAGTCCCTGGGTTCGGAAGAAACCCAAATATTAAAGGCTGGTTGTAAGGCTGTATGTATGTCACAATCTTACGAATTGTGTAATTGCTCGTGTCGGCAACATAAGCAGTCCCTCCCGGGTCACACGCAATCGCAAAAGGAGTATTAAACCGAGCAACCGTTCCAGAACCGTCCGTCGAGCCAGTTGACCCTGCCGAACCAGCGAGTGTTGTAACGACAGCGGTAGAAGCAACAATCTTACGGATTGTAGAGTTGTATGTATCGGCAATATAAATGTTCCCGTAGGCGTCACAGACAACACCATTTGGAATATTAAACCGAGCAGCCGAACCAGTTCCGTCAGTCGAACCAGTTGACCCGGCCGTCCCAGCGAATGTTGTGACGACCGCGCTCGAAGCAATAATTTTACGGATTGTAGAGTTGTTCGAATCTGCAACATAAATGTTCCCGGACGTGTCACAGGCAACACCATAAGGACCTGAAAACCGGGCAACCGAACCAGTTCCATTGGCTGATCCAGATGACCCGGCCAAACCGGCGAGTGTTGTGACGGCACCTGTAGAAGCAACAATCTTACGGATTGTATTGTTGCCTGCATCGGCAATAAAAACGTTCCCTGACGTGTCACACGCAACACCCTGCGGATTATTAAACCGAGCAGCCGAGCCAGTTCCATTGGCCGAACCAGGTGACCCGGACAGACCAGCAAGTGTTGTGACGACCGCTGTAGAAGCAACAATCTTATAGATTACACTGTAGTATGAATCGGCAACATAAATGTTTCCGGACGTGTCACATGCAATACCAGTAGGAACAGAAAATCTATCAAAATAAGTAAGTGTTGTAACGACCCCGGTAGAACCAATAATCTTACGGACAGTCTTACTATAAGGGAATGGTGCTATAGTGTTTGTACCGGTAACATAAATGTTCCCTGACGTGTCACATGCAGCACCATAAGTACTAACAAACCGAGCAGCCGATCCAGTTCCGTCAGCCGATGGACCAAACCCGGGTGACCCGGCCGTCCCGGCGAGTGTTGTGACAATCCCTACGAGTTGTTCACTAGTAATAGTTTCTTGTTTTGAAACTCCAGATGTAATAAATGGCGCCGGGAACAGAACGCCTAGTAGGCCATCTTGAATCTTCAGTACGTTATACGTCTTGGTGTATATATGCGCTATGGTCGGATAGCGGCTTGGTAAGAGCACAAAGTTAAACTGTTGCTTGAGCCCAGTGAGGTTCACTGTACCAGTTGGGTTATCGTTTTCTGGGTCGATTGCAAAGGGGTACATGTAAAAATTTCGGTCGGGTGCTCTCGTGTGATTCTCGAGAGGCTGAAGACATCTCATGAAAAGGGATGTACCAAGGTCATAAGGAATGACTTCGGCCCCGTTGAGCATGAATCGCATGGACCGAAGTAGGTCTGTCCACTGGTACGGCAGCCCTATACTACTCTGTATAACAATAAATAACTCTTTGGTACAGTTCTGAAAGTCTGTGAATACTGTACAATTACTGTTTCCAAGAGTCGTGTCGAACCGTTGAGTCTGTTCGAACAGATATGTCAAAGAATTTTTTATAAAATAATTTCTTTCTGGCTCGGGTAGGAACAGGTAGTTGACAAACAGGGACCCGACAAAGGGTGGGTTTGTGTTGGTGGCTGTCGGACACCCTTCGTTGAAATTTCTTAGAGAAAATCGGATGCGTGGGTTTTCCTTGAGCGCACAGATAGGCAGACCCTTTTTAAACAGGTCGAAAGAGAGTCTGACGTCATAGACTGCTAGGTTGCTCGTAAGATATTTACCGACCAGGTTGGACAGAGCTCCTTGTTTGGTCTGTGGCACAGTCAGGTCATTCATCATTTCCAAAAACTCTCCATCAATTCTTTCTAGAATTTGGTCACCATACTCGAGCTGGACCCAATTGAACATGTATGTCCCGAAGCTGTCACAGACGGCCGGTGGCTGCCCGGACGGGTAATTGAACTCGATGTAGGCCCATGAGACCAAGTCTGCTTCCTGGTAAATTTCAACGGTGAACTCTTCACCAAAGTTGACGGCCGTGTCCAGAGGTATAGAAATAATCTGATTACTGAATTGAGAGCTTTTTGCAAATCTCTGAATAAAGTAAGATGTTTCGGGTCGACCCGAAATGATTTTTTCCGAAGTTCCTAGCGACTCTGCTAGATTCATACTAAATAATGCACAGAATTAAACAAGAGGCTGGAGACGCCGTCCCTGATACCAAGCACGTTGACCGACTTGGCATATACCCAGAGGCCGACAGTCCCGCCCTGTGTCACAGTGAGTACTTTGCTGCCTATGCGAGACATGTTGACTGGCGTTCCAAAGTTGTACGTGTACGAGTTGTAGCTTGGCATAGTGACAGCCGTCTCGAATGGCTGGATTACGCTGAGGTACTTGTTCGAAAAGCTGAACAGGTCTTCGCCATTGAATGTCAGTTTTGTAGATGAAATATTAGAAAAAGTATTTGAATAAAAATATAATTCTTTTACAGGTCCCAAAAAGGGGAGCGTGATGTATGAAGTACCTGGGGTGACCTGCACAAACATTGACTGCATATTGTCATATGGAATTGTTTGTAAACTATTTTTGAAATAATCCCTTTCCTGCTGCCCAAGGTGCGTATATTCTGTGAGTACACTCGCGGTGACAGTGGTGGACACCGCAGCTAACGGGTCGATTCTGATAAGTAACGGATAATTCCCTGCCACATTAAAAACCCACGACTGTAAATAAATATACCGACCCCCTTGAATAATATCCCAAGTACTTACTGGTCCACTAATCGGTACTGAAATCCACGTAAAAGAGTTTAGAGCCGTAAAGTCCTTTGTCGTGTCGTATAGTAAAACAGGGGGACTTGCAGACGTGGAGGTACCTATATAATATATATATCTACCGTCATAGACTCTAGGCAGTATACCAACTTCACCACCGGTATTACCAGTAATATTCCCCCACTGTATATATTCCCACGATGAAAGAAGTGTTATACTGGCATTTAGTTTGACACGTGCTAAATATGGCGGATTGTTTGTTCCGTTAAAATATAAATATGTATCATCATACGCAGGGGGTCCTGTTATTGACACTGAAACTCCAATTCCACCCGGGGAAAGTAAATCAGTCACATTGACTGTCGTATATCCCCCCGTCAACTCTGGTCTCATAAATTCTAAACTATTAATTCTTATTAAATATAATTTAGAGTTTCTCATTTTCATGGCTGAAAATAAATAGCTCCCTTGGGAAAATAATCTAAAATATCCAGAAGAACCATCATAGAAAGGCATGGGAATTGTTGGATGAATAGCATTAAAGTCATTAAAAAATTCATAAGA